GTAAAATGAGGTTTGGCCTCTCATTACCTTCATCATCAGGGTGATGAAAGATTCCCCAAGTGGTGCAGGCGCTATAATCTGCTCTTTGTGTCTTTAAAAATGCTGTATCCCACGACTGAATGATGGAATCACAAGGCGGAAGGTCGTCTTTTTCCCATTCTTGCCACCATTCACGCTTAATTAACGCTCCTTCTTCGGATGTGGGGTCTTGTTGATACTGTGCATTCCACTTTGAAACGGGTAATTCAGCTCTTAATGCGTCTAATTCTTCTCTTTTCCAAAATTCAGGCCATAAAGTCTTGTTTGAAGGCAGTATTGCAGGTAGTTGTATCACTTCCCACTCGTTAGAACCCTCTCTTTCGATAGATTTATTAATAATTTGACCTGTCAAATCTCTTTTGGACCATCTTGTCATAACTAAAATGATAGCACCACCGGGCTGTAGTCTCTGTCTTGGTCCAGATGTGTACCATTCATAAACTTTGTCATAAACTTCCGGGTTATAATCACCCATTGTAGCCTCCTGTTCAGAGTGGGGGTCATCGATAATTAAAATATCAGCACCCTTACCCGTTACTGCACCACCTACACCTATCGCAAAGTAGTCACCACGTTTATTTGTATTCCATCTACCTGCCGCCTTTGAATCAGCAGACAGCTCTATGCCCGGAAATACTTCTTGGAAGTCTGTGTTTTGTATTAGGTTACGAACTTTTCTACCAAACCCAACAGAAAGCTCTGCTGTGTGAGCTGTTTGAATAACTTTCTTTTCTGGATATTTACCTAAAAACCACGCAGGAAAAAGATAGCTTGCAAATTCTGACTTGGTATGACGGGGTGGCATATTGATTATCAATCTTTTTAAATCACCCCGGGCTACCTTTTCAAATGCCTCTGCCATAATTTCATGATGTCTTCCATGAATAAAAGAAGGCCACATTAATTTTACAAACGGAAGAAAGTTTTCTCTTGCTGTTTCTTTTTCTTTTACAGATTCATATTCTTCGATTAGGGCAAGTATCTCTTTTTGCTGGTCCGGCGGCAGTCCACTTATCTTTTCAAGATTCCCTTTTAATAGATGACTAAGATCATTCATAAATATCTCTATTGATAGGAGGCCGGTTCTCAATAATGTTTTTTGCCAACTCTATCATCCATAAACTCTCCTCGTCTTCAACCGAAGAAGACACATAGAGCATTCTATCACCGTTCTCATCTGTAGACCAGCCAATTATGATAGCTTCATCTAATTCACGTTCTTCTAGATTTTCAGGAGGGTTTCTGTAATCGTCTAAAGATACTACATTGTCTGACAAATAATGTTCCTTTGCAATATATATAAATATAATATTTATATACTTCTTTAGTATCTATATAAACTTCTTTAGAATATTTATATATATTATAATTTATTATACTGGCTTTTTTATTTTTGACAATATAAAAAAAGTAAATTTGTTAAAATTTTGTATTTGAGTGTGCAGAATAACGTGCGGCTGTGTGTAGCCACGGCTGTGTCACATGGGTGGGTGTGGGTAGGTGGGGTCAAGACTAGTACAAAAAAATTTTAGACCGGACACAATCAAAAAAAAATTATAATCGAAAATAGAAATAATAAATGTATCGTGACTAGCTGTAAAAGTTTACGTAACTTTTTATTTATTAATTATTGTGTTTAACTTTGTTAATAATTCACTTTCAATTTCTGTCGATGTTCTATCTCTTTTATCTTGTATGTTTATATTAGTTTCAAATATTCCTAAATTCTTACCTAACATTTCCAAGGCTTTTAATCTAACGTGATCAGTTATATTTGTATCGTCTGCCATCTGTTCTATCTTCTTTAATATTGTTTCAATTTTACTTTCAGACAGTTTGACCTCATTCATGCGATGTAGACGCTGTTTTTGCTGAAATAGATGTTCTATAAATATCCCAATGTTATCCTTTGATCTTAATCTACTTGCCAACATTCTTAGAGTGTTAGGCTTGATATCTTTACTTACATTATAGTTGTTACGATATGCATCGATTAAACTCATGCCCTTTTCCCCATTACGCCCTACAACGTCATGACAAAAGCCACGCATTTTTTCAGTTAAATCTGATCCCATAACTTTATTATTTTTAGTCTTGTTTTTATCTTTATCGTTATTTGAAACGAGAGTTAATTTTGTTTTATTTTTTTTATCTGACATTTTTATACCTCTTAAAACTTTACGTAAACTTTTGGTCTTATGTTCCAACGACCTGCGACATTTAACCTATACTAACATTTAATAATCTATTCGTGTAGGCTATTTGGTAACAAAATTCTATTAAAATAATGGAATAGCATTTAATGGCGTTTTAAGCGTCATACAGCCACGAAACGATATTCATGTATGTTATTACATATTTCTTTATTTCAGCGTTTTTGTTAGTGACATTGACTTTGGTAAGGTTAGGTAAAATAAAGTAAAATAATGTTAAATAAAGTAAATTATATACTTGTTATTTAGAATGAAAATTATTATATATAAGAAGACAGCCTCTGTACGGCAAAACTGAACTGATTAGTGAAACATGGTATCAGTAGGAGTTGGGATGCTCCTCGAATTTTGGCAAGGATACAAAAGACACTCACAGCCCCCACAATGAAGATCGATGAGATTGCTCTATGGGCTAGGTAGGAACTACTAAGGTTTTGCCCTATAGAGGCTGTTACAATTCAATCAAAAAAATAATCAAAATAAAATGGAGACTATTATGGATTACAAAAAAATTTACTTTCAAGTTAAATCAAAAAGAAATGAATGTGATTGTACTTTAGTGAGGATTGATGGATTAACTGAAGACTTTCCGGATGATAAAGATTTAAAAAAAGCTGAACAAAATCTTGTTAATTATTATGACAAATTATGTCAGCTTGAGGATAAGTTATTTAGAAAGTTAATTAACGTGCCTAAAGATATTGAGGTTGTTAATCTTTCAAAATTTGAACCATCAAATGATATTGGTGGTTGGGAAATACCAAAATAAAAAAAGGAGAGACTATGAAAAAATATACTTTCAAAGTAAAGATCGAGGGATTTAATGGATACCTCACATATACAGTTGAGGCGAACTCAAAAGATGAGGCTGTCCAAAAAGCATACGATGATGCTGTCGAATTGCCCAAGATCGTTTATGATATCTAATGCACTAATTAGAGCAGTAGTTAATACTGCTCTTGCTAGTTCATTGGGAACTAAATTAATCAATATATTGGAGTACTAAATGCTTAAAAATAAAATAAATTTAACTTATGACAAATATGATTATTCAAAAAAAGAAATAGCTGAACATACCAAGATTATTAAATCTATGGTTAGAAAATGCATGAACCATTTAAAGAAAAAAGAATATGAATTAGGCATCACTAAATATGATGTTGATAAGGCTGTAGCTGTAACAAAAATTATTAATACTAAGCATGCCGGTGCAACTAATGCATGCAGAAGTAAAATTCAAATCAATCTTAGTTATTGGCAACACCATAACGAAAAGCATTTTCATAAAGAATATGACAGCTTTAATAATGATCCTCATATTGGTGGCAGACAATGCCTCAACTTAGATCATTCTTATTTAGTTAGTGTTAGTCATGAGGTTGCCCATCATGTGCAATATGCAAAGGCAAAATATATTAAAAGATTTAAGGGCAATTATCGTAAGCCTCATGGAGATTGTTTCAAAGCAATCTACAGATATTTAAGAAGAGATTTAATAAATCCTATCATTGATAAGGATCTATTGGATGACAACCAACAAACTGCAACATTAAAAACCAAGGAGGTACTAATGCAGAAAAACAAAACTTTGATATCAGACGATATCGTTAAACAAATTGCTGAACAAGAGCAACAGCACAATGTTTTAAAGGGATCTAATAAACAGAACTCTTCTGAAATGAGTGCGATTAGATTAGATCAATATGCTACAGCGATGATCCCAATTAATCAGATTGCAAGAACTGATACCGGCAATATTTCAGAGGATGCAACCAATGAATTATTGACCACATTCCAAGTTCGCTGTGATATGACAAAGGGGCAAGCCGACCTATTCAAGAGGAATTGTGTATTGTTCACTAACAAGCATGACTTACCAAAAAGTAATTTGACCAAGACTTACATCATGGATCTTTTTAAAAAGTTGGACATCAAGTCTCAAGCGAGTTTGATTAATCACAACAAGGGCGATGATGTTAAGTCTCCATTGGATACGATCATTGATAAGTTGGTAGGTTTAACGACCAAGACCGGCAAGCAAAGAGATGGTCTGATCATGACAAAAAAAGAGTTAG